TCTGTTCTTGCAAGAGCAGCTTGGGCCATCAACTCACCAGCCTCTTTGTCTGTTTTCTTGCGCTCCAGTGCTTCTTGATACTCAGAAAGAGCAGTAGAAACCTTGGTTTGCATGGCTTTGAAATTCTTGTCAAACTCTGCGGCCTGTTGTTTGAACAAGTCAGCACGACCCTTGCGGTGTCCTTCCAACATACCGTTCATAGCACCCATAGCCTGTTGAGCATTTCCTCTGCCGACAACCATGCCGATGACGCCAATCAAAGAAAACAAGCCCGCAATGTCTTGTGCTGTGTCTTTGGTGGGGATGAACTCCATACCACGCTGCTGTTCGCGCAACTCTTTTAATGCTTGCTTCTCAGGCATCTGCTCAACGTCTTGAGCAAACTTTTGCAAACCAGTAGCTTTGCTTTCTAGCTCTCGCGCTTTCTCTTCACGCTTTGCTTTTTCAATTTCTACGTCAGCCTCACCAACTCTTTGTGTTGCTTTGGTTAGTTCACTTGTTAATTCTTGTTCTGCGGGTGCGTATTCTTTTGGCCCTATGTAACCCTTGGGAGCCGCAGGCATAGACTCTCTGTATGCGCTTGTAATTGGCAGCGCAGGCATTCCTGTAATTGAACTTAAAGCCATTACTGATTACCTCCCACACGGATGCCCGGCGACATGCCAGATGCCACATACGCCATGTTTGTGTAGAACGAGTTGTTCAACTGCTGGACATAGCGGTCAGCTTCCAGACCAGTCTTGATAGCACCCAGAGCAATGTTGTCACCAATCCCAGACAACTTCAGGCCATAGTCATACTGTTGGGCCAACAACTGCTGGCGGTACGCTTCTACTTGTTGCTGTGTCTGTGCAGCGCCTACGCCGCCACGGGCTTGAGCAGCCTGTGCAGCCTGTGCTTGTACCGCTTGCAGGGACTGTTGGGCAGCAGGTGTGAGTTCACCACGCTGTGCTTGTGCTTGCAACTCTGCGCCTTGTTTTTGATAGGGAGTGGCAAGACCTTGTATTTGCTGTGCGCCAACTTGACCAGAAGCAGCAGCTTTACGGGCTGTGCTTGCACCCAGAAGACCAAGACCACCAGCAAGACCCAGACGAGCAAGAGTCTCGTCTTTCATGCCCAGTGTCGTGGGTGCTTCTGGTTTGATGGGAGGCGCAGCAGTAGTAGGAGCTAACCCTGCAATTTCAGCATCTCTGATTGCTTCCAGTCTGCCTTGTCCAACACCTGATGTGTACTGGTCATAAGTTGGGGCTTCTGTCGCGGCAGATACCGAAGGAATACCACCGCCAGCAACTTGAGGCGAAACAGAAACAGGAGCAACAGAGGAAAACGAACCAACGTCAGATATTGCAGGAGCGGCATAGGTATCTCCACCATATGTTTCCTGTGTTGGAGCAACCTCAGAAGGGCCACCAGACGTATCGCCCTGCAAAGCAAAGCTGTCATCCAACTCAAAAGAAGGAATGCCAGTGTCAGCATGGGGTTTACCCGAACCACCACGGGACTTCAGCAGAGCAGCTTCCTCATCATTGATGTAGGCTAGCTTGTGTCCGGGAGGGGCTTTCTTTTGGAGGAGAGCAGCAATCTTGCGAACGTCACTGCCCACGCCTGTTAGTTTTCTGAGTGTAGATGCCATGATTACAGTCCTAGTGCGTCTTTAAGACGTAGTGAAGCCTCGTTCCAGACGTTCTTGCGTTTCTTGCCAGTTTCCGTACCCTCAATTTCACCTGCCCCACGCTCTGCTGTCAAGCCTTGAGCGGCTGTGCCGGGATAGTAAGGAGCTTGGAAAGTAGTGCCCAAAGACTTGCTTAACGAGCTTGGTGATTTACTACCTCCATAAACAAATATGTCGGTTGACCTTGGCCCGGGTTCTTCTGGTTCGGCAGGTTCTTCTGGAATATCAGTTATTGGGTCTTCAATCTGAACGTCCGTATCCGTAATGCTTGGCTCTTTAGGCGCAGTCACTGTAATTGTTGGTATTTCTTCTCTTTTCCCAACAACCTCAACAGTTGGAATATCACTGACAGTTTGAATGTCAGTTGCAGCAATGTTTGCTTGTTCTTTGGGAGCGGTTACAACAACTTCGGGAACAGTTGTTGTGGCTGCTGGAGTTGAAGGGGTTGTAGTAGCAGAAGGAGAGGCAGCTTTGTCTTGCTGACTGCGAATGGTGTCCAAAACCTGAACATCCGTTGATCCAATACCGGGTTCTTTAGGAGCAACAATCTCGGTCAATCCCACATCTGTAGGCGTGTCAGAGATAACACCGGGTTCAGAAATGAGGTCACCAGCAGAGGCAACCTTTACCCCGGGAGCCGTTGGTGTAGGTCTTCCAGCTTCACCAGCAGCACCTAAAGCTGCACCCGTTGCCCCACCTGTAATTCCACCACCAACAGCAGCGCCAACAGCACGGCTATCACTAGCTTGAGATGCCCCAGAAGCGGCAATAGCAGCGCCAGCATTATTGAGAGCTTCGCTCATGTTCCCGCCTTTTGCCAGCGTAGAAGCAATAGAAGCACCAGCAGAAGTCACAGCATCTGCAACACCTGTGCTGCCAACCGCTTTCGCAATGTCGTTTGCAACTGTTGGTGAACCTGTTGAAACAACGGCGTTGACGGTGGCATTCCTAAGCGCAGTTTCAAAATCAGCACCGTTAGCAACTTGGACGGCTGTACTTGCAAGGGCAGTTCCCACCGCAGAGCTAACACCCAACTGAGCGCCCAGAGCTTCACCCACCCCCGGTAAATAGTAAGCAAGAGCAATTTGAGTAAGAGGGCTTGAAAGCACATCTTCAAAAAACCCGCCGCCACGATTTTGAGCTTCCAGCAAAGAGCGTTGAGCATCAGCTAACGCACCTTCATAAGAAGATTTAACTTCTGCCGCAGAAACACCGTTGTCTTTTAAAAACTGAATGGCTTTGTTTGTGTTTGCAAAATTATTATTAAGCGTGTTGTCATTCAGTATGGTGCTGGATAGAGTACCCTCAACATACTTAACAGGGTCTGCCATTGCTTGTTTTGCCAATGCAACAGCTTGATTCCTTGTTTGTGGGTTTGCCACTAAGGTGTTGTACTGTTCTGAAAGACCCGGTACATCGTTAATGTTTGTAACTGCCATATCAAACCCCTAGCTGTGCAGCAATTTGTTGGTGAATGGTCTGGTGTACACCAATCCAGTCATAGAAGTCATCTTCCACATTCCAGTCTGCATCTAAGAGTTGGAAAGGGTTATCCAGACCAAGAATGGTCGCCAGTGCTTGATGCTCTTGGTTGTGGATAAGCAACCAATCATCTATGTTTGACAACTCAATATCCGTGATGGGGTACTTCTGAATCAGAATGCCTTGGTCAGCAAGAATTTCGTAGAACAACTGATGCTGGACGCCATTTTCAAACGTGAACTCTCCGAGGCCATCTCTGTCCCCAAACTTCACGTATGACAATGCTTCCATATTCAAGATTTGTCTGCCTTGTTGTCGAGCTTTTCAAATATCTGTTTCAGAATGTCTTTGACTTCCCGAATGTCATCCTTGTAGTCATCCTTCTTCACACACGTGTCCAGCCTATCCTCTATCTTCTGGATGCGCGTGGTCAGCATGTTCAGCACATAAGCTGCCAGAAAGCCGCCTATGCTCACAACAATGTTGAATAACTGCTGGTTGTCCATGTTAGATAGCGTAGTAAGGGATTTTGACCACTGTGCTGTTCACGTTGGCATACAAGTAGCCCGCAGGAACAAGCAACAGGCTTGCGTTTGACATGGTTGCGGTGATGCTGGTGTTGCCCGTGTGATTCACTGCCTGTGCGTTGATAGAGCCACCCGTGATGGTTACCGCGTTGCTGTTCTGAGTAGCCATCGTACCCAGACCCGTCACGTTGGCGTTGGGCACGTTAACAAGCGATACAGTGACGTTACCTGTCAATGCTCCACCGCCTGTGAGTAATCCACCAGCAAGGACGTTAACGGTATTTGGTACTGCGCCGGGTACGTTTGCCACCGGGACAGACGTTAAACCTAGCGTTACGTTAGCAGTGAGCGCACCACCTCCGGTAAGCAGTCCGCTTGCCAGCACGTTCACAGTGTTAGGAACAGCACTAGGTACGTTTGCGATAGGTACGTTTGTCAGCGTAACCGTTACGTTGCCAGTCAGAGGCCCGCCACCCGTTAACAAACCGCTGGTAAGTACGTTGACCGTGTTGGGTACTGCACCCGGCACATTGGCAACAGGTACAGAGGTGAGGGTAATAGTTGTGTTAGCGTTTAACCTGCCACCACCAGACAGCAGGCCAGTTGTAAGAACATAAGTAGTGTTGGCAGTTGCACCAACATCATTAGGGCCGAGAACCACAATGCCTGTCTGACCGTTAACGGACTGAACTGCATCTGTGTTATCAATCTTCTGCCAAGTTGTGCCGTTAAACACGGCAAAGTCACCAACTTTCCAGTCAGTGATGCCATCTAGGTTAGTGCTACCCGCTACAGAAACGTAGTAATAGTCACCTTTAGAGCCTACACCAGAAGCAAGTGTTGGTGTGTTAGACGCAGCATCCCACGTACCCTTGTAAACAAGAGCGCCAATAATGTTACCTAGTGGGGATACTGTCTTTAACATATTAATACTTTTGTATCACGAACCGTCGCCGGGCGTCACGTAGATAACTGCCGTGCTGCTACCTGTAATGCCCGTGAAGTAAGCATTAGGAGTAAACGTGAGGATTTCATCTGTACCCGCTAACAACGGAATGCAGTTGGCAGAAGCCGTTACTACAGTAGCACTTGCGGTTGCCTGTGCAGAAGTCTGACCAACACCTAAGAACACAGTGACTTGTCCTGCGTTGAGGATGCGGTATTGATTGCCACCAGTGGTGGTAGATGCCGCCTGTACGGTACTGGGAGCCGTGTTAGCAGCAGTGAACGTGACAGTGTTGCCAGAGGGGGTGAAAGGTGCGCTAACTGACATTATTCTTCCTTCACATTGATAGGTTCGTACTTGCCTTTTGCAATCGCATTTGCGAGGACACCAAGCGCATCACCAAACCAATAATTCTTAGCAACCATGATTTCCAAATGTTCTACGTTGCGTGTGATGGTGTCTGTAGCCTCTTCAATCGTCATGTTTTCAGGCTTTTCAGAAATGATGCTATCAATCAGGTTGACCGAATCCAAACAAGCTGCATAGTGCTTGGCAATTTGTTGTTCAGGTGTTAAGTCAATCATGGGTGTGCTTCCTTGTATGCATCAAGTTCGGCTTTGAGTTCTTTGATTGCTGCCACAAGAAGTGGGATGACATCCGAATATTGAACCCCAAGTTTTTCGGGGTCACTTGCATCAACAGCCTGCGGCAACACTGCTTGCACATCTTGAGCAATCAAGAATGCACGGCTTACAGCTTCATCATCTGCTATGAATCTTCCAGTAACCGCCCTCAATGTAGATACTTTTTGTGCGGCATTTTCAATTGGTTGCAAATCCGTTTTCAAACGCTCGTCTGAGTTTGATGTCCAAGATGTACCGCCTTGCGATAAATAAACACCCGCAGAAATGTTTTGAACATACATTCTTGCGCCAGCGTTATTAACTAACGCCCAAACGTGGTCGTATGTACTTCCGGGGCCATTTTGTTGGCCCATAGTCAAATAACCAGCATCAGTTCCTGAACTATTTCTAGCAACAAGAAGTCCGTATGTAGTTGAAGTCTGACCTTGCATAGCAAGAATACAGCCGCCTGACGATGAGTAAGAATAAACCCGTGGATTTCCATCCCCATCAGACAGCACAATGTAGTTGCTGAGTGTGCGAATGTCTAAGCCGCCTTGGTTGCCTGAGTAATTACCAATGATGGAATTGCCGCTACCTGACGTAACACTTCTACCAGCACCATTGCCAATAAATTGGTTGTTGCCTCCTGTAGTTAAATTTCCTGCTGATGTTCCGATAAATGTGTTGTATTGCCCTGTGCTGTTTGTATACCCCGCCTGATAACCCACAGCAGTGTTGTTTGATGCTGTGGTGTTGTTCAGCAAAGCATTGTGACCAATGGCGGTATTATTTGAGCCCGTGTTGGATTGCCCGGACACGCCCTGCAAAGCCCCTTGTCCAATCGCAATGTTGTAGCTACCAGTGGTTTGATAGTACGCAGCATTTTCACCGAAGAAATTGTTGAACGTGCCAGTAGTCAAACTGAAACCAGCTTGGTATCCAAACGCAGAGTTGATTGAGCCGGTCGTATTAGCCGCCAAAGCACTAGCACCCACCGCAGTGTTGGTAGCAACAGCACCAGCGCCTTTGCCGACTGTGAGGCCGTTGATAGTCGCATCATTTGTTGTAATCAACGTGGTGACGTTTGCCGTTGTTACGTTGGCGCTTGTGAGAGTTACAGTACCACTGCTAACAGTGACGTTAGCAAACGTCATGTTGTTCAGAATAGTGACGGTGTTACCTAGCTGGATAGCCGTGTTACCAAGCGTGATAGTTGACGCAAAGTTGCTGTCCAACTGAGACAGGGGAATAGCAGCGGTTGCTGCACCAAAGGTATACGGAACTGCCATTTAGAACCTCACTCTCAATTCATGTTCAAACTCAAACGTGTTGTACGTCAACGCCGGGTCACTAGATTTAATAGTTAAACCCAAATACTTACCGTACTGCTGTGCGTCTGACTTGTAGAGCGCATATCCAGCACTTGTAATCCAACCAATCGTTGCCGATGAGTTGTTAGTCCACGATATAACTTGTTGTGAGTTGTTGTACCAAGTCACAGCGTTGTTTAACGTGTATTGTGGACTTGAACCGCTCTCACTGTCTACTGTGACATTCAGTGTTCCCCCTGTTGTCAGGGTCGCCTCAATACCAAACTTCAAAGCCTGTTTTGTGCGAATCGTGTCACCCATAGGAGACAAAGATGTTTGCACCGTACTGGCAATACTAGCGGTAGAGTTGCCGTACAAACGGTACAAGTCCTTGCCTGTCGTGCCATACAAGTTGATAAGGCCAGATACAGGAGCAGAAGTGATGTACGTCAACGCACCTTGACTGGTAATAAACCACTTCTTCTCAAAAAACACAGCCTGCACAAAACGTGAACCTGTTGAAATTGGGAAACTGGAGTTCAGGTAGAAGTTGAATGACGCACACAGGATGTTATTGATTAGCACCTGACCTGCGGTAATCGGATAAGCAAAATCTATGTACGGGAAGATGCCGTCCAGCGGGTCTGAAATCTTGCTGGTAGTAGAACCGACAAGCGCATACATACCGTAGTCGTTCATAAACAGCACGGAACGGAAGTACGGGAACACAGCGTAGGGACGCTTGCTACCGATAGAAGCACTCACGTTTGTGTTTGTGAACAGCGTCTGACCCGTGCTGGACACCCGCAAGTCAGAGAACACGTTGATGCTGTCATCACCAAAAATGTACAAGAAGTTGTTGGCAGACAGTGTTGACTGGATGTTGCCATGCAAAGTCGAATCTGTCAGGGTAAAAGACCCGGCAGAAACGCTTGTAAAGTCGCTGTAAGAGCCTGCGGCAGAGTAGGTGACAGTACGACCTGCCGCCACCCAGACACGGCCTGAGAACGTGCTGACGTCAACAATAGAGTCTAGGTTAACAACCGCAGTGGCTTTTGCATTTGTGGTTGCCCCACCACCAGTGATGGTGACAGACGGAATGCTTGTGTAACCCGTGCCGGGATTAGTCATCACAACTTGCGTGACCTGACTACCGCTAACAATAGCTGTACCCGCTGCACTAGAACCACCGCCACCTGTGATTGTGACTACGGTGTTGGCTGCGTTTGTGTACCCAGAGCCGCCGTTTGTCACAACAATCGTGACCGTGCCTTTTGCAAACGTGGTCAACTGGGCAAGGGCAGTAGCATTTGCTCCGCCACCCCCGCTGATAGTGACAGTCGGGGGAGATGTGTAACCTGACCCTGCATTTGTCAGCGTGATGCTGTTAACAATGCCAGAACTCAGAGTTGCAGAAGCAGTCGCGCTAGAGCCACCACCACCCGTGATGTTGACAGATGGAACAGAGGTGTAACCAGAACCAGACTGAGTAACAACCACTGCAACCACATTGCCACCGGAGATAGTCGCGCTTGCCGTAGCCTGAACACCGCCAGCTACGTTAGGCGCACCTATTGTCACGGTAGGGACAGATGTGTAGGCGCTTCCAGTTGCTGTGACCTGTATGCTCTGCACCCCGCCAGCACCGCTGGTAATGCTTGCTACAGCAGTAGCCTGTATTCCGTTTGACTGATTGGGAGAGGAAATGATGACATTGGGAGCCGTTGTGTAGCCAGAGCCGGGATTGGTAATGCCAATAAGTCCTGTGCTGCCAAGCGAGATAACGTCAACGCCATCCCAAGTGAACAAGCCCTTGCTAGGGTCGCCAATGATGATGCGCTCATTCTTGTACTGGGCAATAGACACGCCTGTGTTTGAGAACGTGCCCGCTACAGCCACATTGCCTTTTGTCAGACTCGTCAGATTGAAATACTGCGCTCTACCATTGTCTTGGAAAGAAAGTATGTAATCACTAACATTGATGTTTGCTGACGAAAGCAAAGTAACCGTGTTGGCCCACGCCACAACGGTATTGCCAGAATCAGAAATTTGAGATTGGGCCGGGACAATCTTGATATTGCCAAACCCAATAGGCATGGCGTTCTCAATCCAAGAGAATTCCTCTTCTTTGATTGCCGTCCTGTTAGCCTTCGTGTTTAGGCCAGTGAAGTTCTTAATGACAGCATAGGACTTTTTTTGTTCTGCTGCTGCCATGATTAGTACGGTGAAGAGTAGGGGTCAGGAATTCTGCGAGTGAACACCGAGTTCAGCACAGCGTTAACGTGCTTCAAGTATTCTTGCTTGTAGATTTCAGCCTCACCATAGCTCTGCTCTTTGTACTTGGCTTTGTAGGCCGCATAGAAAGCAACAGGCGTTGTGTAAGGGTCGTTGATAGGGTCAACTGCGTCAATACTCGTCAATGACAAGGGCGTAGGCAAGATAACCGTGTCCATCTCAATAGGATAGGACTGGTCAGGAATAGGCCCGATGTAAATCTGATTCTGTCCGTAAACAGAGAAGCACACAGGACGGCCTACGTAGTTTTGCCAATAGCGCAACTGAGCGTTGAAGTTTGTCCACGGGAGATAGCGCAGTGGAATACGGCTATTTCCCCAAAAGAGGTTCATGTTGATGACATCTAGCGTCTGAATGCCTTGCGGCAAAGAAACAAACGGGATGACTTCACATGGCGCAGAGTACGTCAGCACGATTGAACCCACCGTGATGTTGCCTGACGGTGGGTATACGCTGCTGGAAGAAGGATAGGGAGGTATATCGCTTGGTAGCGTACCGCCAGTCACTACCTGATAAATGAAGATGCCAGAGAAAACGTACTGACCAGCAGTAACGACTGTCCCGGCATTCCAAATAATAGCCGCAGTACCGTCAGCGGCTAGAGGTGTGTTGCTTGCTTGTAATGTACGTAAACAGCCAGTATCTCGCACAACGCGCTCACGCGCATTGTTGATGTAATCCGTTAACTCGGACGTAGACCAGAAGACTGAGTTTGCATCGTGCAACAGTCTCTGGACTTCCGTGATGTAGGAAGAGAGAGTAGCCATTTGGCGTCCATATTATGCTGCCCTAGCAAGGGACGACTTT